GGTTCTGATACATCACAAAACCATCTCAAGTCATGGGTACGCGAATCATTAGAAGCTGCGAACAAAGATAACGCACGTATCGATGGTTCAAGTTCTGCTGGATTAGACGACACCGTTACAGGTGAGCGTATTTCTAACTACCACCAAATCATGAGCAAAACAGTACGTGTTTCTGACCGTGGTCGTAGCTCTGACACAATCGGTTCAAGTGATGAGCTAGTTCGTCAGCTGATGAGGCGCCAGAAGGCTGCTCGTCGTGATGAAGAAGCTGCATTAGTATCTGGTAACGCTGCTGTTGAAGGTAATGGTACATCTGTTGCATCTAAGTTAGCTGGTATCGGCGCATGGATTGCTACAGGCCAAGGTTCAACAAATGCTGACCGTGGTGTTGGTGGTGCTGACCCTATACTATCTGGTAACCCCGGTGGCTTCCCAGCAACAGCAGCTACTGCTGGTACTAAACGTGCTTTAAGCGAGACTACCATCAAATCAATGATGCGTGTTGCTTACGAGAACGGTGGTAACCCATCTGTAGCAATGTCTACCCCTGCTGTAATTGAGGTTCTATCTGACTACCTATTCACTAGCTCTGCTCGTGTTGCTACATTACAATCTGATGTTGATAACAGCAACCGTACCGATAATGCTACTGGCGGTGGTCGCTCAGGTGGCGGTGTTGTCGCTCAAGGTTCTGTTAACATCTTGGTAACTAACTTCGGTACATTAGAATTAGTTCCTAACCGTTTCCAAAGCGATAGCAGCACAGGCGCTGCTGACTTGTATCTATTAGACCCAGAGTTATGGGAACGTAGCTACTTGCAAGGATACGAGACTAAGGAATTATCTCGTGATGGTCTTGGCGAAAACCGTGAGATTACGGTTGACGTTACGTTATGTAGCTTGAACGAAGAAGGTAACGCAATTGTTGCTGATATCGATTACGCTCTAGCTGGCGTAGCTTAGTAAGAAACTAGGGAGGACGGCTGAATAATCGGCCGTCCTCTTTTTTTACAACTGGAGTTTGAACATGACCACACCAAGTAAGGCAAAACCGAAGTTATCCACATATAAGAATACAACAAGCGTTAACCTATACACAGAGGCGGGCCGATGCGTCCCCGGTGATATTGTTGCGCTATCGACAGCTCAAGCTAAAGCGTACAAAGGACTTGAGCTTTGCAAGACGAAATAACCTCACACGACCGTCATCACACGACCCGACTTGTAACTGAGGGCGACACGCTGTATGTGGACACTAAGTTTCACAACAAGGCAAGCCTAGAGATTAATAAGAAGATTCGTAACAGTCAAATGCTTGATAAGATGAAGCTTGGACTGCATGAAAATGAGGACGTGAGGGCAACGCTTTCTATACCGAGCAATATGGAGTGGGAGCTATTTAAACGTAAGCACCCGGACATATACAACGACCTGAAAGCTCCGCAAGAGGCTGACAGGATGAGCGCATTACGGCGCATTCAATTACTTGAGCCTGAATGGGTTCTGATGGAGAGATTCTAATGGCACGTAAACCGCTCATGATGATGCGTAAAAAGAACCCCATCACAGCAGTATTTACAAAGTACGCCAACCTTAAAACTAAGGTGGCAACCCCTGCCGGTCCAAAGCAAGGTAAATAACACATGAATTATACTGAGATAATTGACATGGCGCTGGGGTACGCAGACAGGTCTGAAGCGGAGGTGACCAGCAACATGGACTCATTTTTGCGAATTGTCGAGTCTAGGGTTAACCGCCCGCTCAATACACAGAAGATGGTGTCTAGGGTATCGATTGAGTCAAATTCGGGTCAAGAATATTATGGATTGCCAGTTGACTTCGATGGTTTAAGGGATATAGAGGTTTCTCCTGTTGGCGGCGGCAAGACAATTACGCCCAAATATCTTTCACCGGAACAGCTTAACAACCGTGAGGGCAAGTCATTTAATGATATCGCTTATGCAATCATAGATGACCAGCTTCGAATACATCCGGCACAGTCAGATAAAATTATCCAGCTGGTGTACTATCAAAATTTACCGGAATTATCACCGGTGTTGCATACTAACTGGTTAAGCAAGCTGTACCCTGACTGTTATGTTTTTGGCTTGTGTGTAGAGATAAACGCTTTTGTTAAGGACGCCGAAGCAGCAAACATGTGGGACGCCAGATTTAAAGAGTCACTGGCATCTATTCAGAATAATGACCGAGACACCAGATGGTCAGGAACGGCACTACAAGTGAGGATTGAGCGATGACAACACAAGCAGGAAACTGGGTAGCAGAGAGCTGCTCCACGCTCGGCACAGGCGATATCATTCTTGCCGGTGCAGCTACCGGACAAGCAACTTTCTCGGGCGCTTTAGCTGCCGGTGATGTGTTTTACTCTATAGAGGACGGCACCAGCCGTGAATGTGGTATCGGGACCTATGATGGCGCAAGCACAATTGTTCGCGGTGACATTAGAGCAACACTGGTCAACGGCACCTATACAAAGGTATCACCAGTACCAATAACCTTAACAGGCACCGCTGTTGTGTCGTGTACTTACAATGCGTCAGCTTATGAAGACGTGGTCCAGTATGCTATTGATGCGGCGGCCTCTGAAGCGGCAAGTGCGGCAAGCGCAGCAGCAGCTTTGGTAAGTGAAACAGCAGCAGCCTCTAGTGCTTCTACAGCCTCAACTAAGGCTTCTGAGGCGTCTGTAAGTGCAAATAACGCAGCAGCGAGCGCAGCTAACGCAGCTCAGAGTTCAGTAAGTGCTGCTACTTCTGCATCTAACGCTGCAACAAGTGCTAGTAATGCTGCTACTTCTGAATCTAATGCTAGTACCTCAGAGACCAATGCAAGCTCTTCAGCTAGTGATGCTGCTACTAGCGAAACTAATGCAGCAACTTCAGAAACAAATGCAGCTACGTCTGCTACTAGTGCCTCTACTTCAGCGTCCAATGCCAGCACATCAGAAACTAATGCAGCAGCTTCAGCAACGTCTGCAAGCTCTTCTGCCAGCTCTGCAGCCTCTAGTGCTAGTAGTGCAGCGGGTAGTGCAACAACTGCCACTACAAAGGCTTCTGAGGCGGCTACAAGCGCATCTAATGCCAGCACATCAGAAACTAATGCTGCAAACTCTGCAAGCGCAGCTAGTACATCTGCTACTAATGCTAGTACATCAGAGAGTAACGCAGCTACCTCAGCTACCAATGCAGCTTCCTCTGCTAGTGCAGCAGCTACAAGTGCAACAGAGGCAGCGGCTAGTGCAGCCAGCATAGACGTTAGTGGCTTTGTAACAAAAAGTAACAACTTATCTGATTTAGATAGTGCAGCAACTGCCCTTACTAACTTGGGCATAGCTAATCACGATGACATTACTGTAGATGGTAGTGGTAATGTAGGGATTGGTACGAGTTCGCCGGGGGCTAGACTTCAGGTTGGCACAACAACGAACAATGACGGAATTTCGATTGCCAATACTAGTACCGCTAATACCACTTTAAAACAGGCAAGACTTCTTTTTGGAGGAACAGATACAGTAGGTACAGGCAAAGATGTTGGAGCAATCACATCTGTTCCTGAAAGCGCTAACTATGTTGAAGCAAGTATGGCTTTTTCTACTCGCTCTAGTGACACACTTACAGAGCGCATGCGTATCGACGGTAGTGGCAACGTGGGCATTGGCACGAGTAGTCCTAGTACTAAGCTACAAGTAGCAGGCGATATTACAGCAACAGGTAACGTTACAGCTTACTCTGATTTACGCATTAAAGATAACATTGAGCCTATTGCTAATGCGCTAAATAAAGTAGACTTACTAAATGGTTACACCTTTGACCGTACTGATATTGATACACCAAGACAAACAGGTGTTATAGCCCAAGAAGTTCGAGCAGTTTTACCTGAAGCAGTTACTAAAACTAGCGATGGCACTTTAACCGTAGCCTATGGCAATATGATGGGCTTAATGATTGAAGCAATCAAAGAGTTAAAGGCAGAAATTGATGAGTTGAAAGGGGTTAAGTAATGGCTTTGCCTACTTCTGGCGCTTTATCTTTATCCGACATTCAAACTGAGTTTGGTGGCAGTAACCCTATTAGCCTTTCAGAATACTACGCTGGTGGACTTTATGTACCCTCTGGCACTTCAGGGACTAATGGTGCAGTTCCTACTTCTGGCGCTATTAGTTTGAGTAACTTCTACGGCACGAGCGCTCTCTTTGCGTTTAACATTACATCAAACACAACCAATGCAAACCTTCGCGCATTAGCTTTAGCGGCTGGTTGGGATGGAAGCACTTTTGTCATTTGTACTATTAATAGCGGTGTTGTTATCTCAGGCAATACTGCTGGGAACAGCACTGCGGCTATGACAATAGATGGCTCTTTCCCTACTGGTGTAACCCTAATTAATAACGGGCAAATACGAGGTCGTGGTGGTAACGGGGGTAACGGCTCTTTTCATAATGGTACATCAGGAAGCGGGGGCAGAGGCGGTAGAGCCTTAAGGGTTGCTGTCGCAGCTTCTATAGATAACCAAGGAAACATTTGGGCTGGTGGCGGCGGTGGCGGTGGTAGTGGCTCAGGGAAAAGTTGTAATGGCGCTACATGTGCTGGTGGTGGTGGCGGTGGCGGCCGTTCCAGCAATATAAATTCTGCGGGTGGCGCAGGTGGGAATAGTAACGCAACGGCGGGCGCGTCTGGAACATTAGCTTCAGCAGGTGCTGGTGGTGCTGGTGGCGAAACAATTGGTAAGGCTGGCGGTAACGGCGGCAATGTTGGTGCTGCTGGTAGTGACGGTGAAGGGCATGCACAGATGACTGTCGGTACTGGTGGCCCTGCGGGACAAGCAGTAAACGGCAACTCAAACATAACTTGGATTAATACAGGCAGCAGATTGGGCGCAATCGCATAGGAAATTAAAATGCAAATAACATATGAATATAAAATTATAGATGTTGATGAAGAGTCAAGAACTATGATGGTCGAGTATACCTCGGCAGAACGTGAAACAGTCTTAATAGGTGTTCCTATACCTTTTGATGGGCAGGAATTTGAGGGTGTTATAAAGAGCTACTCGCCAGTAGCACATTGGAGGGAGCTAGAGAAAACTTTAGACGTTCCTGAGGTTGGTGTTACTGGTTCAGTTGTAGAAGAGCCTTCAGGTTATGCAGGTCAACCAGAGGTGATTTTATAATGGCTGAGTGGCGATTTAAAACTGTGGTTACTAGCTTCACAAACGGCTTTGGTATTATGACAGCCGTATTTAAAGAGGGCGAGACCTTTCAAACAATGACTGTAAACCAAGATACGACAGGAGGCGTGGCTTTTCTAACTTCAGGTTCTATAAATGCTTATGATGCTAATATGGAACTAAGGGTAGAACAGAGACGAGAAGACGGTAAAATTATCGTACCTCCACGGGGTGAGACAGAGCCTTTAACTGAATGTGGCGAGAGAATGATTAATATGTCTGCCACCGAAAAGGGCCGTTATTATTGCATCAGCGGTAAGGGGTGGGATGGGGATGTACTACAATTATCTCCTAACGAAGCCCAAACTCTTACTGGTGTCAAAGGTAAACGACTGTTCCTTGCAGAAGACGGTATTTCGGTAAATGACATAAATTATGAAAGGCATCAGGTTATTCATTTTGAGAGTATTGATACAGCAGTGATTAAGGCGGGTGAAACCCCTGCTATTGGTGTACTTTTTTATAAACCATAGGTGACATATGAATTTCTACCACAAAGTAAAACTTACATTGTTTACTACTAACTTGGTAGGTATATTAGGGCTAACCTTCTACTTTTCTTGGTGGGGGTTAGCCACCGCTTTAGCCGTTTGGATTGTATTTAACACAGGCGTTTCTGCGGGTTTCCATAGGCTATTCTCGCATAGGTCTTACAAGACAAATAAGTTTTGGTGGTGGTTTTTACTACTTACTGGTACATTTGCCAGCATTGGAAGCTCTATAAGCTGGGTAGGGCAGCATCGACAACATCATGCTAAGTCAGACGATGAAGGCTCAGACCCTTACTACCCTCATAACGGTTTTATTAAGGCTTGGGTCTTAGGGCCGTGGGCTTCTGTTATTCTCCCTCTTACTGTTAAAGATTTGATTAGGGATAAAGCACACAAGTGGCTGCATGATAACTATTTCAGGTTAGTCGTAGGCTATGTTACTGTTTTGGCTTTAATTAATCCAGAGCTAGTAATTTGGGCTTGGGCTTTACCCGGTGCTATGACTTTCTTCAGCCTTCAAATGACAGGCGTATTTGGTCATATGATAGGGCATCAAAAATGGGATAC